GCATTTAGGTAGACCATACCCCCCGCCTTTTCGGCGCTCTGAGCGCGTTCTAGCGCGTCGTGGACGGTAAGAACGTCGGCAGGCTGACCCTGGTTGATCAGCGAAACGATGGATTCGTAGATCAGCCGGTGGTCATGGCGGTAAAAGTCGCCAGCATTCAGCTGCCCATCCAGGCGTTCCCAGGCGCGGTTGTCTTGCAGAATGGCGCCCAGGATGGATTGTTCGGCATCCACCGAGTGCGACGGAATGCGTAGCGCGGCGGTCATGCTGCCTCCTTCTGCGCGTACAGGCGCTGGGCTTGGACGCCCTGGGTCGTCAGGGCGTAGGTGCCATTGGCGGCATCGGCGTACCAGAGGCGGTAGTAGCCCTTCGTGACGTAGTTCAGGAAATGCCGGCGCCAATCAGCCTGCAACCGGCGACCGTTGACACCCTCCGGCCCGTGTTCAGCCTTGAACACGTCCCAGGCCAGCTGGACAAAGTCCATCGGCAAGCCCACACCGTCCACGTACTTGCGCAATGGCTCGTAGCCGCTGATGGCCGTCTCGCCGGCCTGTCGGCAACGGTCGATGAAGGTTTTCAGCGTGCAGCGCTCTTTGCGTTCCCGCTTGGGTTTGGCAGCCGAAGGCTGGGCAGACTCTCCACCCCCCTGCAAAGGGGGGTTGGGGGGGTTTTTATCCTTTCCCTTCCCTTCCTTTCCGTCAATGAGTTCTCCACCATTACTCAGTGAGTCATCATTGAGAGATGGCTGAGGGATGTTGGATTTCGACGGGCGGTTGATCACTTGATGCTTCTTGAACCCTTTGATATGCAAGAAGAATTCGCCATTCACTGAATACTCAATGAGCATTCCGTGTTCGATCAGCTCTTGAATCAGCGGCTCGCAGTCAATCGAATCCGCAGGAAACACCTGCATCTTCACTTTCTTCGCCGAGCGCTGGAGATTGCCGTTGTCATCTGCAAAGTTCCAGATACCAATGAACAGCAAGCGAGCCCTCACGGAGCACTCAGTGACTTTTTCGTCGGTCCAAAAATCGGGCTTGATCGTTCTGATCCGTGCCATTAGAATTTCTCCATCAGTGCAGTACCGGGGCCGCTCGTCACAGCGGCCTTTTCTTTTTCGTCTTCGCCTTTCACCAGCCGGCGCAGCGGCTCAATGGCCCGCTGGTAGTGCAATTCCACTTCTGCTGACCACTGGCCTTTCTGCATCAACTTCGCCCGCGTTTCATCCACGTATTCCCACTCACGCTTCCAACGTTCAGCCTTGGGGATTCCGCCCTGGTCGTGGATCCGGTGAAGATGCGGCGCCAGAGGAAAGCAGAGGCTGTCGCAAGCCTTCAAACCGGCACCCTTGGTGATGTTCCGGTGGCGCGCTTGAGCAGCCCCGCCGGCCACCAAGCAACCCAGCGCCACCACGTTGCGGCGGTGCTGTTCGCTTCTCAGAAGGGACGGCATCTTGTGGCCGGGCGGCCGATAGAAGCCCATGGCGATCTCCACCTTGCGGCCCAGGCCTTCGCTACGGACGGCTTTGGTACGGCGCATAGGGGCCTTACGTTGCAAGGTAGAGTTGCGGTTCATTTCTGCGACTCCGCCCATTCACGGAACGGCTTGCGAATCTCTTGGTGAAAGATCGCTGCTGCACGCAGATCGTGATCCAACATGGCGCGGGATGAGACTCCGCACAGATTGCGAATCCACTGGGCAGCAGCCTCAGAATTCCCCACATCAGCCCAGAACAAAAAGTCCGGGTCATCGCAGAGCCTCCCGGCCAACTTGGCCAGTTCGCCGCCCTTGGGTTCCGATGCCGTGATTCCGGCATCGCGCGACACGGGCTTCTCGTCGTCGCCAATCTCCACGGCCACGATTGCCAGGCGCTGGCCTGCAACCTTGCCCTTGGCGACGGTCATCAGCTTGAACG